CTTCGTGTTGTCGGGGAGGGACAGCAGGGTGACGAGGAGACCGCGAGCGGTCAGGGAGAGCTTCTTGTGCCGCGCGGCCTGGTTGGGCACGACCACGAAGGAGTGGTCATGCCGGTTACGATGCACTCGCATTCAGAACCAACCTCTGAGTGTGCTTGATCAGGCCCCGGCCGGGTGTTCGCTGCACCTGGTCGGGGCCGCCTGCGTTGCAGGCAGGACCCGAAGGTACAAGTTCGCCTTTCGGATGTCTACCCGGTTCAACTTCTTCCTTGAGCGACCCCTCGGGGGCCGCCTCGCTCGCCACCCTCCCCGCCGCCGTGGCGGCTCCGGCTGCCGCCGTCGCCTGTGTCACAGATCACTCGAACTTCGTTTCCGGAACCAGGCCCCTCGTTCCCTATATATAAGTAGAAGGCAATAAGGATTACTTAGCGCCATTCTATTGGCGGCCCCGAAGGGGCCGCACAGAGGGAAGTCACAAAGGCTTGAGGGAGGCGCTATTCCTTCCTGGAGCTCTTCGGATAGGCGTTTGCGCCTACCTCCCAATTGGCCACAGATCCGTAAGCGGATACTCCGCAGGGACGGCCATCGGTGCACAGCCAGAGACGATAACGGCGTGCGGTGTGCCGAACCCGCCACGGATGTGGACCACATCATTCCCGGTGACGACCACCGAGAGCCCAACCTTCAGTCACTCTGCGGGTGGCATCACCGGGTCAAATCCTCCCGAGAGGGCGGTGCGGCTAAGGCCGCTATTCGAAGGCGCCACGAGCGCCGATTCCGCAGGACCGAGGAACACCCCGGCCTGATGTGACTGCGCTGGAGCTCCGGGCGTGACCCGTCGAGCCCGCGCCGGCCCCCGAGGTTCTCCCCTCCCTCGGGGGCCTTCGATCCGAAAGGAGGTGGGCGAGATCCCTGGCCCCGTACCGAATCGGGAGGCGGATCTCGCCCGCCCCCGAGAGCGTAAAGGCACCGATGTCCAGTCCGTCACCAAGGGCGTCCTTCGAGAAGTCAAGATCCCTAACGCTGACCGGGACTGGCATCCGATTGCACGCCGTCTCTGGGACTCCTTGAAGTCCAGCGGCCAAGCCGACTTCTACCAGAATAGTGACTGGGCATTCGCCTATTCGCTTTGCGAAGACCTGAGTTTCTACAAGAAGTCCGGAAAGAGATCCGGCCAGATGCTTCAGACCATCTACAGCGCATTCGAGAGGCTGCTCGTCGCCGAGGGCGACCGGCGCCGGGTGCGTATCGAGCTGCACGAGCCCGAGCCCGAGGAGCAATCCGCGGCCGTACTCGCCATCGCCGATTACAAGAAGGAGCTGGGGCTCGCCGAGTGAGCCGCTCTCCGAGCGGCCCGACTCCATGAAGGGAGGTGAGTCCCATCTCAGCCCTGACCATAGAACAGATCGACGCTCTCGAACCGACCTTCCTCGGCCCGACGTGGCAGAAGGCGCCGGACGGCTCCTGGGCACTGCCAGAGCGCACGCTCGGTTGGCAGATCGCCGGATGGTGCGCGGAGTATCTGCGCGCCGAGGACGGCGGCCCTTGGAAGTTCACTCGCGAGCAACTGCGCTTCGTTCTCCACTGGTATGCCCTGGATGAGTCCGGCCGGTTCCTGAACCGAAAGGGCGTTCTCCAGCGCCTCAAGGGCTGGGGTTGACCGGCAAGGACCCCTTGCTTGCCGTGATTTCCCTGGTCGAGTTCGTCGGCCCCTCCCGCTTTTCACACTGGGATGCCTCCGGTAACCCTGTAGGTGTTCCGCATCCTCAAGCCTGGGTGCAAATTGCCGCCGTTTCTCGTGACCAAACGAGAAATACCATGACGGTGATGCCTTCCCTTATGTCGGACAAGCTGATCGAGACGTACGGCATCAAGGCCGGCGCCGAGCTGATCCGGGCGAATGGTGGCCGTCAACGGCTTGAGGCGGTGACAAGTAGTTATCGCGCCCTTGAGGGGGCGCGGTCTTTAGCGGTCCACGTTTGTTGTGCTCAACGAAACCCATCACTGGGTGCGGGGCAATAACGGGGACAAAATGTATGAGACGATCGACGGAAATGCGACCAAGAAGGACAGTCGCTATCTGGCGATCACTAACGCATTCCTCCCCGGCGAGGATTCCGTTGCAGAGAAGATGCGCGACGCCTTCGAGAAGATCGTCGAAGGCCGGGCAGCAGATATCGGGTTCCTGTACGACTCCGTAGAGGCCCACCCGAAGACACCGCTGACGCCGGACGCCATCAGGATTGTCTTGCCGAAAATTCGCGGCGACGCCGTATGGCTTCGCGTCGAGACGATCCTTCAAAGCATCCTCGACACCACTCTCTCGCCGTCGCGCAGCCGCCGCATGTGGCTGAACCAGATCGTCGCCGAAGAGGACGCGATCTATGGGCCGGCAGAATGGGATGCACTCCGGGACGAGACGAAGACGCTGGCCCCAGGCGACGAGATCGTCATGGGTTTCGATGGCGGCCTCCGCGACGACTCGACTTGTCTCATAGCTCTCCGCGTCTCGGACATGTGCGCCTTCGTTCTGGGCCTTTGGGAACGGCCCGACGGCCCGTCCGGAAAGGATTGGGAAGTTCCCCGAACCCAGGTCGACAGCGCCGTACACGACGCCTTCAGCACTTTCGAGGTGCAGGGCTTCTACGCGGACGTTGCCCTCTGGGAGAGCTTCATCTCGGAATGGTCCGAGACGTACGGCGAGGGCCTGGCGGTGAAAGCCCCCGGTAAGGATTCGATCGGCTGGGATATGCGGTCGAGTCAGAAGGCTTCGACGCTCGCGCACGAGCGTCTGATGCGAAGCGTCTTCGACCAAAAGCTGTGCCACGACGGCGATTTGGCACTTCGCCGCCACGCGCTGAACGCACGTCGGCGCACCAACAACTACGGGATCTCGTTCGGCAAGGAAAGCAAGGACAGCCCGAAGAAGGTCGACGCGTACGCGGCGCTCATGCTCGCGCACGAGGCCCTCTTCGACCTGCGGGCACGCGGCAAGAAGGTGCGCAAGCGCACCGGTCGCGGCTTTTTCCTTTGAGCCGAACGGCTAACTTGAACCAGGAGGTATCGCGTGACCGACACGTCGCCTGCCGCGCTCGCGCGGCAGCTCCTCGGCATCCTCAACCGGGATGGCGACCGCTTGAAGCGGATCGACGACTACCTCCACGGCCGTCATGACGACCCATACATGCCGCCCCAGGCTGACGACGAGTACCGGCTCCTCGCGCGCCGGTCGGTGTCGAACTGGCTGCCCCTGCTCGTCGGGACTCCGGCCCAGGCCCTCTACGTTGACGGCTTCCGTTCCGGGAAGTCTGCGGGCGGACTCCCGGCCCCGGTCGAGACGAGTTCGCCCGAGTGGGAGCACTGGCAGCGGTCCCGGCTCGACGCCCGCCAGGCCGCCATCTACCGGGGCGCGTTGACGTACGGCCATAGCTTCACCGTCACGGAGAGGGGTCGTGCCGGCCAGGTGCGGACGAAGGGGCTGTCCGCGCTCCGCACGGCCGCGCTGTACGAGGACCCGGCGAACGATGACACCCCGTACGCGGCGCTGACCGTGACTGCTTGGCCTTCAGGCGAGACGCGCGGCCGGGCCCGCATGTGGGACGCCCAGCACGAGTACACGGTGACGTTCCGCGGCTTGGACGACGAGAAGGGGATCGCGGTTGCGCGGCTGCGCCGCCACGGCGCTTCGGAGTGCCCGGTCACGCGCTTCGCCTCCCTGGTGGATCTGGAGGGGCGGACGCTCGGCGTCATCGAGCCCATGATCGCCTTGCAGAACCGCATCAACCAGACGATCTTCGATCTGCTGGTGGCCCAGACGTACGCCTCCGTGAAGGTGCGCACGGCGACCGGCATGGCTCCGCCCATTCGGCGCGACCCCGAGACTGGGGAGCCCGTTCTCGATGAGAACGGCAACCCAATCCCGCTGCCGATCAACCATAATGCGCGCAGGTTTTTGTTCGCCGAGGACCCGGATGTCAAATTCGGCAGCCTGGACGAAACTCCGCTCGGTGGATTCATCGACAGCGTGGATATGTCCATAAGGCACCTCGCCGCCGTTAGCCAGACCCCACCTCACCATTTGCTCGGCCAGATAGCCAACCTGAGCGCCGAGGCGCTCCTAGCAGCGGAAACAGCCCTGAGTCGCAAGATTGCAGAATTCCGTACGGCCTTTGGTGAGTCCTGGGAAAGAGTTTTCCGACTGGCCGCCGAATTGACCGGCGGCAGCGGCTCGGAAGACTACAAGGGCGAAGTCATCTGGCGCGACATGGAATCGCGGTCCCTTGCCCAGGCCGCCGACGCGCTCGGCAAGCTCAAGGAGCAGCTCGGCATCCCGGCGAAGGGTCTGTGGCGTCGCGTTCCGGGCGTCACTCAGACCGAATACGAGGACTGGGAGGAGCTCGCCGAGGACGAGGACTCGGTACGGCAGCTCTCCACCGCGATCACCCGCGCGACCCCCGATGAAGCCGTACCGGAGGCCGCGTGACGAGCACAGCGCGTCAGGCAGAGGCCGACCAGGTGTCGGCCGCCTTCCATGTCGCCCTGACGCAGATCGGCGTGGAGACCACGGCCGAGGCTCTGTCCTTGTGGGCCGAGGTCCCGGCCGCGCAGCGCGCGGCTACGGCGTCGAGCTGGCTGCGGCGGGCGATCACGCTGGTGATGTCGAAGCGGCGCATGTCGCGCGATCTGGCGCGGGCCTATTACAGGCTCGCGAGGGCTCTACAGACCGGTACGACGGTCGCCGACCCGTACCACCCGGAGCCGTCGCACGTGACGCTCGGCGACCTTCGCCGGGAGTTCGCAGCCCTGGCAGGGACGTACACGCCCCCTACCC